GGAGGAGTAAAAGATGGAGTGATTGAAGTTAATGTTGATACTATTAATCTTATTAAAGAAAGTGTAGAGATTGTATCTATTAATGTAGAAGATGTAGATACCTATTTAGTAAATGGATATATAACTCACAACAAAGGTGGTAATTCACATACAGATACTTCAGCACCAACTGCAGTACAAGGTTTATCGTGGAGTCAACCAACTCTTAGTTGGACTGCATATGAAAATGCAACTGCTTATGATTTCCAAGTTTCTGCAGTATCAAACTTCGGTTCAACAGTAGCTAATGAAACAGAATGGAGTTCAACTGATGCAGAATTAATAGATGGATATAGTTTATCCGCAGGAACTACATATTATGCAAGAGTAAGAGCAATAAAAAGTGGGTTGGCAGGAACATACTCCTCTACTTTATCATTTACAACAGATGCTCCTTAGAATAAAAATTGCGTTTGACAAAAAATCTTATATTTATATATACAACTAATCATTTTAAAAATATATCAAAATGGCAAAAGAAATAAAGTTTACAAAAGGCGAATTAGACCAAATTAATGAATTAAGACAAAAAATTGGTCAATCATTTGCACAATTAGGTCAATTACACTTGGAAAAGAAAAGAAGAGTACAAGAGGTAGACCAACAAATCCTTCAAGTAGAAGGAAATTACACAACATTAGTTCAAGACGAACAAAATTTGTTTGCAGAACTGAATAAATCATATGGAGATGGAAATTTTGACCCCGAAACAGGAATTTTCACCCCAACACAAAAAGAATCTACTGAAGCAGTAACAACTGCTAAGTAATTTTTATGTTTTAGAAGTTTTAAATAATACTTATATGTGTATCATTACACAAACCAGATAATAGGAGTAAAATAAAATGGCAGAAAAAATTGTATCACCTGGTGTATTTACAAGAGAGAATGACCTATCTTTCCTTTCTCAAGGAATTGGAGAAATAGGAGCAGCAATAATAGGACCTACTAAAAAGGGCCCTGCGTTCGTTCCTACTGTAATAAACACACAATCAGATTTCGATGAAATCTTCGGTACACCTGATGGTTCATACTATACAGGATATACCGTACAAAATTATTTAAGAGAGGCAGGAACCGTAACAGTTGTAAGAGTAGGACACATTGGTGGATATACTCAAACTAATGGTATTGCTTTAAAAATTAGCGGTTCTGATGGAGGAACTGTTGTAGCAGGAACACTATTTAATTCAAGTGGTTCAGATGCATCAGTAGGATTTAATATTGCAGCATCATCCGCTTCAATAGATTCTCAACTATCAGCATCGGCATTTACCATAAGTGGTTCATTCGGAGAAGTATCTTCTTCAGTATTGTACACTGCAGGTAATGACATTGCAGATGTATTTGGAGAATCACCATATGGAACAAAAACGGCATATGCATATAACTGGTTCCAATCAGCATCATATGACCAAAGAACTTATATATCTGATAGTGGTTCTAAAGTAATTGCAGAACAACTACCAGCACAATTATTTACAAACGATGTAACTCATGCTACTACTCCATATATCGTTTCACAAAAAATATCAGGACAAAGACACAACTTGTTTAGATTCCATACTTTAGGTGATGGTACATACACGAATCAACAATGTGTAATTTCTATATTCAATGTAAAAGAAGCTGGTTCTTCTAATGCTACTGATTATGCTACATTCTCACTTGCAGTTAGAAAATTTGGTGATACTGATAAAAGAAAATCAGTATTAGAAACATTTAACAATGTTAACCTAGACCCTGCATCACCTCAGTATATTTCAAAAGTAATTGGAGATAGAAATGTATCTATCGATGCTAATGGAAAACAAACTGATACTGGTGATTATAGAAATAATTCAAAATATATTAGAGTAGATGTTAACGAAGGATTCCCAATAACTGCTGGACCATTTGGTCATGAGGCATATTCAAATCCAGTAAAATTAACAACTGATACTGATTTATCAGCAGTTAAATTTAGAACAACATCTGATTCAAATACGGCATCAAGTAAATTAAATTACGCTGGTATCGATTTAGAAACTGCAGTAGTTAAGAAAGATAACTTTAACTATCTTGCACCTCTAACAACAAATGCATCAACTGGTTCAAACACAGTATTTGCTTTTGACCAACAACTTTCTTATGAGTTGACTGGTTCAACAAATTCTGATACTAAAGCAATTGATGTTGCTAAAAGACAGTTCTCAGTAGGATTTCAAGGAGGATTTGATGGTGTTGCACCAACAATATCTCCATACTTAGGAAGTGGAATATCTGCTGGAAACACACAAGGATTTAGTTTAGCAAGTTCAACTGCAAGTGGTTCAGTTGCTTATGTAAAAGCAATAAACGCAATATCTAATCCAGATGATTTCGATATCAACTTGATATCTGCACCTGGTGTTGTAAGAAGATTACATTCTTATGTGTTCGATAAAATTACTGATATGGTAGAAGCTAGACAAGATGCTTTCTTTATCGGTGATGTATCTGCACAAGATGATAGTATTGGACAGGCAATAACACAGGCTGAGGCAATTGATTCTAACTATGTAGGTACTTACTACCCGTGGGTTAAAACAATTGATGCTAACACAAATAAATTAACGGCTGTTCCACCATCAACTTTATTACCTGGAATATATGCGGCAAACGATAGAGTAGCTGCAGAATGGTTTGCACCTGCTGGGTTAAACAGAGGTGGAATTGTAGGAGCAGTTTCTGTACTAAACAGATTAACACATGCTGAAAGAGATACATTGTATGAAGGAAAAGTTAATCCAATTGCACAGTTTCCAGGAGAAGGAATCGTGGCATTCGGACAAAAAACTTTACAAGATAAGGCATCTGCTTTAGATAGAATCAATGTTCGTAGATTATTGATTAAAGTTAAGAAATTTGTTGCAAGTACTTCGAGATACTTAGTGTTCGAACAAAATACAGCTCAAACAAGAAGTAGATTCATAAATACAGTACAACCGTATTTAGAAGGAGTACAACAAAGACAAGGGTTATATGCATTTAGAGTGGTAATGGATGAAACAAACAATACACCAGATGTAATCGATAGAAATATATTGGCTGGACAGATTTTCTTACAACCAACGAAAACTGCTGAATTCATTGTAATTGATTTCAACATTCTACCGACTGGGGCATCATTCTCGGCGTAATTAAATGAAAAAAAAGAAATTATATATTTATTAGTATAATAGGAGACAAACAAAAATGGCAGAAGTATTAGAATTTAACGATATGTTTTACACGAACTTCGAACCGAAGATGAAAAATAGATTCATCATGGAAATCGATGGTGTACCTTCATATCTCATAAAAACAGCCAACAGACCTTCAATCCAATTTGAGGTAGTAACTCTTGACCACATAAATGTTAAGAGAAAACTTAAAGGAAAAGGTGAATGGCAAGATGTTGAAATAACTATGTATGACCCAATTGTACCAAGTGGTGCACAATCTGTAATGGAATGGGTTAGAACATCACATGAATCACTAACTGGTAGAGATGGATATGCTGATTTCTACAAAAAGGATATTAACTTTTATATGTTAGGACCTGTAGGTGATAAAATTGAACAATGGACTCTTAAAGGTGCATTTATCAATAATGCAGTGTTCAATGATGTTGACTGGAGTTCAAATGACCCGGCTGAAATCACATTAACACTATCTTATGATTACGCAATACTAGAATTCTAATACTAATAATATAATTGAAGGAAGAAGGTTCTCACAAAGAGAACCTTTTTTTATGTCAACTTTTTAACTTTTATATATTTATATACAAACAAAGAAAAGTTATTTATTATGGCAAATTACGAATTTCCAACAGAGGTGATAGAATTACCATCTAAAGGTAAAGTTTATCCCGAATCAAATCCATTATCAAATGGTAGGGTAGAAATCAAGTATATGACGGCAAAAGAAGAAGATATACTTGCTTCTCAAAATTTAATTAAAAAAGGAGTAGTTCTTGATAAACTATTCGAATCAGTTGTTATTGATAAAGATATTAATATCGATGATATCGTAATAGGTGATAAAAATGCAATCCTTTTAGCAACTCGTATATTAGGATATGGGGCACAATATGAAGTTGAAATCAATGACCCATTTAGTGGTGAACAACAAAGAACAACTATTGATTTAGCAAAAATTCAAACAAAAGAAGTAGATGAATCTATTCTTAGTAGAGATAACATATATGAATATGAGTTACCAAAAGCTAAGAAAAAAATAAAATTTAGATTACTAACTCACAAAGATGAGAAAGATATCACTGCAGAAATACAAGCAATACAAAGATTACAAAAAGGTAAATCAGAAGTAAGTTCTGATGTAACTACTAGATTAAAGTATATGATACAAGAAGTAGATGGTAATGGTGATAGAGGATTCATTAACAAATTTGTAGTAAATGGTTTATTGGCTTTGGATACGAGGTCATTAAGAAGTTTCATTAAAAATATAAGTCCAGATATGGATATGAAATTTGATTTTACATCAGATATCACGGGCGATACGGAGGCTCTCGATATTCCCTTTGGGATTGGGTTTTTTTACCCTTCCGAATGACTATAGCATCCAACTCCACAATCAAATTTGGGAGATGGTTAACTATGGTAATGGATTTACTTGGAAAGATGTTTACTTCATGCCTATCCATTGGAGAAGGTTCTACTTTAAAAAGTTAGTTGAATCAAAAAAGAAAGAAAAACAAGAAGCTGATAAATCTACTAAGAAAGCTAAAGGACCAAATGTAAGAGTGAGGAAGTAATTTCCTCACTTTTTTTATGCACTATATTTATATAAGAATAACTAACTAGGAGAATCATATGTCAAAACAAAAAACAAACGAAGGATTATTTGGAACTGCAAGAAAGTTTAGCGATTCTTTTTTCAATGGCTTACAAAAGAATACTCATGATAAATTTATTCAGAGAGCTAAGAAAGCAGGTACTCCAAAAGATTTAGTAGATAAGATGGATAAAATCAGAAAAGAAAAAGCTGAATTAGATGCACTTATAAAAAAATATTCTAAATAAGGGAGTATAAATGGCTAAGGAAAGAGATAGATTACAAATTCTAAAAGAGATTGACAAAACTGAGCGTGCAATAGCTCGTGAAAGGGCCAATGAAAATGAACTTATTGAAATAAGAAACAAAAAAATTCGTGACCACAAAAAAGAAATATTAAATCTAGCTAGAGAACTTAAAAAAGTAAACCAAGACCAACAAGGTTCATATGCAGATGCAGAAAAATCAATCGGTTCTATATCTGGTGCATATGCAGGTTTAAAAGAAAGTCAAAAAGAAGGATTAACCTTAACAATGGATGCATTTTCTGCAGGTTCTAAACAAGCAAAAGCTGCATTAAAAATAGCAGATATAAACAGACAAATTTCTGAATTAGGAAGAGATGATATACAACAGAGAGCACATCTTCTAGGTTTAAGAGATGATGAAATGGCTATTGCTACAGAAGGATTACATGGAAATAATAAAGTTGTCCAATCCTTAAAAAATCAAAATAGTATAGCAGAAAATTATGCCAATCTAACTGATTATCAAAAAGACCAAATGGAAAAGACCCACAAGGTGATGGAGGGAATGAAAAGTACAATAGGTGGAGTATTAGATGTATTCTCTACATTGACTAGTACTGTTGGTGGTGCATTAGGTACTGCTTTAATTGGAGCTGGATATGCAATAGAGGCTTTAGGAAAAACTGCTAAGGAATTAGGAACATTCTTTACAGAATCTTCAATATCGGCAACAGTATTAGGACTCGTATTCGAAGATGCAGTTCAAGTAGCCAAAGGATTGGCCAATGAAATGGGTGGTGTTGAAAATGCCACATTTGGTGCACAACTTAAAACAAACTTATTAGCCACTAACTTAGGTATAGGTGGTGGAGAAGCAGCAAAATTAGTTGGTACTTTCGCTAGATTAGGTGATGGAACAGCAGCCGCAGGTGCTGATATGTTATCACTTGTTAAATCTGCATCTATCGCAAATGGTGTTATTCCTGCTGCAGTTGCTGGAGATTTGGCAGCAAATACTGAAAAGTTTGCCGAGTATGGTAAAGATGGTGGAAAAAATATGATTGAGGCTGCAATTGCGGCAAAGAAACTAGGTTTAGAAATGTCATCCTTAACAAATGTTACTGATGGTTTATTAGATATTGAAAACTCATTAACCTCAGAACTTGAATTAGGGGCATTACTAGGAAAAAATATTAACTTCGAACAAGCAAGAAGATTAGCATATGAAGGTGAGATAGGTTCAGCAGTTAAATCAGCAATAGAACAATTAGGTGGTGTTGAAGAATTTAACAAAATGGACATCTACCAAAAGAGAGAAGCAGCAAAGGCATTAGGTATTTCAGTAGAAGAACTTGGGAAGATGACAGCCAATATGGATAAGTTAAACGCTGATGGTTCTATACAACAATCTCAGTTTGATATGATGAAAGAATCATTATCTGCAATTGCCAAAGGACCATTAGGTAATATGGTAAAAGGATTAGGTTCAGCTGC